GTTACAGAATAGATTTAGATGAAAAGATATTTGCAAAAGCTTCTATGGAACAAGTTGCAAAAAATAGAATTAGAGAAATTAAAATGTGGTCAAAACTAAAGAAAGAATTTGATGATGGTTCATTTAATAATAAAGATGTTAATCAACACCAATTAGAATCTTACCATAAGATGTATCAAAACAAAGCAAAGACTATTACACCAGGAACTTCAGAAACAGAAGTATTTAACATTGTTGGACAATTACAATCATTAGAGCGAATTATTCAAACAGGAGAATTGGGACATACCAAAACGGAGGAACTACCAACTTACGGTAAACCAAAGTCATAAGTTTATGAAATTCGATTTTATCTTTTTAGGACAATCAGTTCTGAAATACGAAACACCATTAGATGTGTTCACTACAATCAATCAAATATACGAACAAAATTTTAATACTTTACATAAAGCCAATAAACAATTGGTTGGTAAAATTAAAGATGAACATTCACTATTTTATGATGGAGAAGATCAATCAAAAGTGGAACGTCATAATAGATTACCAATGAATGTAACAGCTTGGTTTTTAGAAGTATTTAAACACTATCTAACTTTCAATAAAATTAGAGAATATAAATTAAAGTTAAATTCAATATGGGTTAATGAAATGAAAGCCCATGAATATAATCCATGTCACGTGCATACTGGCACTATTTTTACAGGTCTATCTTCTGTAATGGTGTTAAAAGTACCTAGTACTTATGGTGTTGAGTATTCTGCAGATCATGCTCCACAAAATGGAAGATTACAAATTTTAGGATCATCCAGTGGTCAGTTTGCAAAAATAGATTATCAACCGCCAATGGATGTTAGAGATTTTTATGTATTTCCATATGACATGAGACATTGTGTTTATCCATTTAATGGTACACATGAAACAAGAAGAACATTAGCTGCAAATTGTGATGTTCTATATAACCCAATTCAAAATAGAGGAGCATAATGATTTTATATGAGCCAAAATGGAAATCGTTAATTGTTGAAACTACAACTCCAATATTTACACCAGAGCAATGTCAATTAATTATAAATGCAGGAAGATCTGAACCACAACAAACTGCTCAAGTTGGTGGAAATTCAGGAGGAACCGTTGATACTAAAACTAGAACTTCACACATTAGCTGGATACCTTTTTCAAAGATGCCAGAGATGTATAAAGTAATTGAAAATATTATGTTAAAGACAAATAGTAATCATTTCGGATTTGATGGCATGAGATTAACAGAACCTGCTCAATATACAGAATACCCAACAGGTGGATTTTATGATTGGCATATTGATTCAGATATTAATTGTCAATATGAACCACCAGTGCGAAAAATATCTATGACATGTTTATTATCACCTGAATCTGAATTTGAAGGTGGTGGACTTGAATTAATGTCAGATGGTAAAATCGTTAGACCTAAACAAGGTCAAGCAATATTCTTTGCAAGCTTTATTAGACATCGTGTAATTCCAATATCAAAAGGAATTAGAAAATCATTAGTAATGTGGTTTGGAGGACCTTCGTTTAGATGAACAGAGAATTATTTTTTCCAACTCCAATTTATATTAAAGATGTAGGTAGTCCTGCATTTAATCAAAAGTTAGAACAAGATATTATCGCTTGGTCAAATAGAGATAAAGGTATTAAAAGAACAAATGTAAACGGCTGGCATTCTACATCAGATATGGCTGATTATCCAGAATATAAAGAACTCGTTGATATATTATTTCAAGCACAAAGAGATATTTATAAGGAAGAACATTTAGATTCAGAACCATTTTTAGGTAATATGTGGGCAAACATTAATCCACCAGGTGGATATAATAGAACTCATATTCATCCTAATTCATTATGGTCTGGAGTATACTATGTTAAAACTCCAAAAAATTGTGGACATTTAAAATTAGAAGATCCAAGATCAGTTTCTTTAATGACAAGACCAAGACAAGTTCCAGGTGAACAACCACAAAGACTTTGGAGAGAAGTACACTATGAACCAGTTGCAGGAAGATTAATTATGTTTCCAGCTTGGCTTAATCATTGTGTAGATCCTAATATGTCTAATGAAATTAGAATATCAGTTAGTTTTAATTTTATGCAAAAGTGTTTTGTAATATGACATTTCAAACAAATAAATATCAAGTAATTAAAAAAGCAATACCATATGAACTTGCTAACTTTGTATTTAATTATTTTTTACTAAAACGTGATGCTGTAAGTTATATGTATAACAATAACATTATTGCTGAAAATTCATTATTCGGAACGTGGAAAGATCAACAAGTTCCAAATGTATATTCTCATTATGCAGATTTTGTTATGGAAACATTACTTGTAAAAGTAATGCCAATAATGAAACAACATACTAATTTAGATTTAATTCCTACATACTCGTACGCGCGCGTGTACGAGAAAGGTTCAATATTAAAAAGACATAAAGATAGACCATCTTGTGAGATATCTACAACATTAAATCTAGGTGGAGATAGTTGGCCAATATTCATAGATCCAACAGGAAGTAATAATGTAATAGATGAATATAAAAATATTATGAAACCAGATGCACCAAAAGGTATAAAAGTAGATTTAGAACCTGGTGATATGTTAGTTTATTCTGGTTGTGAATTAGAACATTGGAGAGAAGAATTTACTGGTAATATCTGTGCTCAAGTTTTCTTGCATTATAACCATGTAAATGGACAGTTTGCAGATTCCAATTTATATGATAAAAGACCTTTACTAGGAATACCGCCGTTAAGAAAATAGTATAAATCAACGAATTTGGTGGTATAAGGATAGGTTATGCCAATTAATAAACTACAATTTAGACCAGGTATAGATAAGCAAAATACTCAATACGGAGCAGAAGGCGGATGGGTAGATTGCGATAATGTGCGTTTTAGATATGGTGTTCCTGAAAAGATAGGTGGATGGCAACCAGCTGTTGGTAATAACTTAATTGGTGCTGCAAGAGATATTCACACATATACAGATTTAGCTGGAGACTCATTAGCTGCCATTGGCACAAATAGAAAATTATATTTATATTACGATAACAACTTTTACGACATCACACCTTTATCTACCACTATCCCCGCTGTATTCTCATTTACTTCCGGCACAACTATAGTTGATGTTACAGCAACTTCTAATGGTGCAATAGCAGGAGATTTTGTTACATTTTCAGGTGTATCTGGAGTGAACGTTGTAAATATCACCAGTGCAAACATGGCTCAAGAATTTGAGATTCAAGAGATTAAAACAGCTAATACATTTACAATTGATGTTGCATCTATTGCAACACCAGGAGTTGTAACTGCTTCTGGAACAGCAAGTGGCGCTGCATTTCAAATTAATGTAGGTGCAGATATTACAACAGTTGGTAATGGATGGGGAGCCGGTGCATGGGGATTTTCTACTTGGAATACACCAAGACCATCAGGAGTTATTACAGCAAATCCAAGAGTTTGGAAAATAGATAACTTTGGTGAAGATATTATTGCAACGATCGTTGGTGGTAAAACTTATTATTTTGATACTTCTGCATTTTTACCTGCAAGAAATACTAGAGCTACATTATTATCTAATGCTCCAACACAATCTAATTATATGGTGGTATCTCCTAGAGATAGACATATTATATTCTTTGGTACACAAACAACACCAGGCACAACAGCAACTTATGATCCGATGGCTGTGTTATTCGGTTCGCAAGAATCTATTACTGACTTTATACCTAATGCAACGAACACCGCAGGATTTCAAAGATTATCATCAGGAAACCAAATTGTAACTGCAGTTCCAACAAGAGGAGATATATTAATATTAACTAATACATCAGCTCATTCTATGCAGTTTGTTGGCCCACCATTTACATTCTCATTTAAACAAATTGGTACAAACTGTGGTGCATTAGGAATTCATTCTGCTGTAGAAGCAGAAAACGTTGTCTACTGGATGTCAGATGGTGCATTCTATTTGTTTGACGGGGTTGTAAAAGAAATTCCATGTTCAGTACAAGATTATGTATTTGGTGATGTAAATCCAGATGAACATTCTACAATTTATGCTGGAGTGAATCTTGAATTTTCAGAAGTGAATTGGTTTTATACATCAGCTAACTCTACTGAAATAGATAGAGTTGTGACTTATAATTATCTTGAGAAAGTATGGACTATTGGAACTTTAGCTAGAACAACTTGGGCTTCTAAAGATATATTTGCAAATCCTTTAGCTACTAAATATATGCCAAATTCTACAACACTTGCTCAACCAACAGTTATTGGTTTAACA